AACAGTAGATGACCTAATGACTGCAACTAGAAAGTACAATGATGAACAAGCCGATGGATGAACAAGATAAAGTTTGGGAAACTATTTATGGTATTGCTCGTCAAGTAGCAAGCCGTGCTAATCGTATCCATCGTGGGCTTGTAAGTACTGATGATTTGTACCAGCATCTATCCTTGTGGGCGTTAGAACACTGGCACAAGATTGAACAGTGGCAGGCAGAGGAAAGTTTAAAGTTTAAACTGCGTAAAACTTTTTACAATGAAGCACAAAAGTATGTGGCTAAAGAAAGAACTAGATACTCACGCTCACCTATGTCAGATAGTTTTTACTATACCCACCAAGTATTGCATGAGTTGTTGCCTGATGTATGGGAGCATGTTGGTTGGACTGATACACCCGACATGACTTCAGAGTTTATTGCACACTCCAGTAAACCTTCCGAAGGTGGAAACAGATTAGCCTTGTTATCAGATGTTGCTGCAGGTCTTGCTCGTTTAAACAAGAACGATAAAGATTTGTTGCGTCTTCGTTATGCTCAAGGTGGTATGGATTTTGCAGCGCTCGCTGAAAGTTATGGTGCCTCAGATGAAGCCATGCGTAAGCGTGTTAAGCGTGCATTAGATAAACTACAAGACAGACTTGGTGGCGAACCACCCGTTTGGCGTGGGCGCAGGCGTGTTCGTAGTAATGCAGAAGCACAAGCAGAGATAAGAAACCAAGAAGAAATGGGAGATTAAATGATTATTGGTTTAAGTGGATATGCACAATCAGGTAAAGATACAGTTGCTGAATTGCTTTGTTTAAACTATGGCTTCAAGCGTATCTCTTTTGCCTTGCCTATGCGTGATGCAATTTATACATTGAACCCATTGGTTGAAGGTGGCAATCGTGTTAGTGATTTAGTTGATGAGTATGGTTGGGATGTAGCCAAGGCTAATCCTGAAGTACGCAGACTGCTTCAAGTGTTTGGCACTGAAGTTGGTCGTAATATTTTTGGTGAAAACTTTTGGATTGAACAAGCGTTTAAACGAGCAGAAGAATATGAGCGGGTTGTATTTTCTGATGTGCGTTTTCCTAATGAAGCCTGGGCTATTCAGCAAAGAGGCGGTGATGTGTGGCGTATTAATAGGCACAATCACACTGCTGTTAATGGACATACAAGTGAACATGCAATGGATAACTTTATGTTCAAGCATGTTATTTACAATGATGGAACTTTAGATGATTTATCTAATGAAGTTTTTATGTTGATGCACAACGCTTACAAATTATAGAAGGCACTTACTTTCGGGACTGGAACCTAGGTAAGTGCCTCGTACCATAGCCTACTTTATATCCTCGGCTTGGGCAAGTTAATCTCATTTAATACCCAACCTTTTATTTTCCTGATGGTGCTCCGTGTTCTAGCAGTAGTGCCACCCCAAGTGCCGTACCTTTCGTGAGCCAATCCCCACTCTAGGCAGGCTTCCCTTATGGGACATGCGCTACATAGCCTTTGTATGATGTATTGAGGATTATCTTTTTCCTCAACGGGGAAGAATAGTTCCGTGTCTATGCCTGAACATGCGCCTTGTTTAAACAGGTCATGGTCGTAGCGTAGTACATAACTTGCAGTTCCATCTTCATAAGTTTTTTCCCTTATTACTCTATGAAACTTTGGTCGGGTTAACATATCCTGCTCCAATCATATAGTTGAGTACGGTGTTTAATAAAACTTCACACTTGATTCCATCTCTTAGGGTTGCTGGTTTGCAATCCTCTACTGACCAAGTAAAGTGTTCGTCAACTAAGTGATTAGTTAGTTCACTGATAAGCGCCTCGTATGCCATTAGTACCACCCCCTTCCCAAATTACTACCCAATGCCTTGCAAATATTTCCGCCATATTTTCTTTGGATATATGCAAGCCCTGCTTCCACTTGAGTGAAACCATTATCAGTCTTTTTAAAACCAACCAAGCCCCAAGTTGCAGGCATAAATTGTGCAATGCCATAGGCACCTGACTTACGATTACGGGATTTAGGATTCCAATTACTCTCTCGTGTCCATAGTGTATACAAGCAAGTCCATTGTTCCAGTTTACCCATCTGAGTAAGTAGGTCTATCGCATGCCTTTGATATTCGTTTTCATAGAAGGCAACCACAGTGCCTGCAATACGCTCACCCTTTGGTAGAGGTGCTACAGGCACATGCGATTTATCAAAAAACTTATCGTCAATCGCCACGCTTATAGTGATAACTAAGAACATGGCGATTAACCGTTTAAACATCATGCTTTAACTTCCTCTTGCTTGGCGCTGATGTTTCTAATTAGTATAGATAGATACTCAGGTATGTCAGTGTCATAACCTTGGTTATCTGCCTTACCCACAACAACCACATTGCCAGTAAGGTATGGCGTATTTCCAAATAGGAAAGAGATTGCACTGCCCAGTGGATTTAAGGGTAGTTGTTTTAATAAACCCTCATCATCTACATAAGCACACGCCACCTCTACACCGTTGTAGTCGTAGAGTCTGACTGCCTCAATGTATCCGTTGATTGCATCTTGGTAATCAGTTAGTTGTTTAAACACTTTCTCTACATGCGTACCATCGGGCTTGATTATTACGCCTTGTACATTTTTAAGTTCGTTAGTCATTGTCTGCCTCTGCTCTCTCTAGTACGGTAGGAATACCGAAGTCTGCTGGAGATATATAATCAGGTGCCCACTCGCATACACTTTCCCATGCTTCACGGGATATTTTTTTGCCAGTGCTTTCCTCTATATGTTCCTTTCGGTACCACTGAATCACTACATCCTCATCCAGTGGCATGTCGTTGAAGTTTTCTAGCACGGTTTTAACTTTCATTACCTACTCCTTCCAGTTGGTTTTTTATTAGGTCATTGATAGTTGGTTCCATTGCGTGCTTATGGTTGTATCGTGTGCAATCACCGCATACTTGGTACTTGGTGAAGGCAAGCATTAGGTCGGTATCTTTACCGCATTGTTTACACCTCATTGGCTTACCTTCCTCAAGCCTTCAAGCGTCTGCTCTAGTTGAGCGATTCTCTCGGCAACAGTTAAGCGTGGTGTTATACCGTACTTTAACTTTTCTGCTTTGAAGATTGCTTCATACTCAGCACGATGATTAGCAATGAGTTTTTCCATGGCGTCATACTTTGCCTTGGCGTATATGTTTGAAGTTGTTTTACTCATTGGTTCACCAGTTCCTTTGCATCTATAACCCATTGCTCCACGCAAGCAGAGCAGCGAAGGTCAAGATTTAAAGCGTCTAACTGATACTCCTCACCGCAGTCTATGCAGTATGCGTTCATTTACTCACCAATTCCTTCATCATAGAGTTGAGTTCAGCATAGGATAATTTATTGCTTACCCATTTACAACCATCTTTGGTTGAATCATTTTCTAATCCAGCCGTCTTGACCCAATCACGGTAAGGCTTTACGCCTTTGTATACGGTCATGAATAAACGGGCAGATAAGTACAGTGCGTAGTCGTTATTAATCCACAGCGCACAGTTCCAAGTTTCGTAGTTTTTCCAGCCTTCATAAGTTTTGTTTTCACTCATGTTAGAAGGGTCTTTCTACCATGTTGGATACCTGCTTGCGTAGGTTTGATACACGCTCACGCAACCAAGCGTTCTCTCGTTCTAGTTGCATGTTCTTTTTAATAGTAATCACCATCACCATGGTAGGTGCGATGATTGCAATTAGTACTGCAATTAAGTCAGTTGCTAACATTTCCAGCCTTTCGTTTGTGTAGCCTTGTTGCTACGGTGTAAGTATTTCAGTTCGTAAGATTAAAGTCAAGCATTTGATTTAGATTTCCAGAAAATAATTTCTATGTTGTTTAAACAGTAGGCACCAGATGGAAGTAGAAGATGGTAATTTTTGTTGGGTTGTTTAAACAAAAAGAAAAACCCCCCAGACCATAGCGGCTGAGGGGTCGTTCTGTTTAAACAATTTAGAAGTTTAAGTATTCGTCATGCTTGTCCCACCACTTTGAATACTTGTCTGCCTTGTACTGGTTGTACCTACCGTACCAGTCCATGTCTGTTTCAAACTCTTTAGCATTATCCCAGCCGTAGAGTTTAAACGAATCACGCTTTGCGGGTGTGAAGGTTTCGTGTTTGATGATACGACCATCACGAATTTGGAAGTACTCACCCTCTTTGGCTTCATGAATCCAATCAAGTTCGCAGTCGGTCATAACGCAAGCGTTCTCCACTGTGTCCTTGGTAGAGCCATAGAATAGAGAGCCAGTACTAGCCTGTGCAATCCATAATGGTGATGAGTTTACCCGTGCAAGGTGCAGATTGCGTGGGTCGTTTGCTGTAATCCAAGCAAGTGCAGCAGTGCCATACACCTCGGTTAATGCTTGCCATGGCTCATCTTTTGAGAAGGCAATTAGTGCAGCAACCGCTTCACTGTCTACCTGTGCAACACGGGGCACACCCAACTGTTTAAACAATTCCCTGTCGTTGCTGATATGTCCGTTGTGTGTGAGCACAATTTTGCCACGAGGGATTGGGTGATTGTTGCTTGAGTTAGTTGGTGAGCCTTGAGTTGCAAATCTTGTATGCAAGATTGCAGTCGTAGCGCCACCGCATAATTCTTTGCCAGCGTTTGGCACGAATTTGCTTGCAGAGATAGGCGCTTTTCTGATTACTCGCTTACCTGTGCGTGGGTTAATCCATGCTCCACCTGTGGCATCTGTGCCTCGGTGTTCAATATCCATGAGCATTTGACCAGCAAGGTCTGCCGTGCTCACTCTTTTGTAATGCTTAGGGTCTAAGCAATATCCTGCTATTCCACACATATATTTTTCTCCAGTCTGTAGTAGTTAGAAGTTAATTGTATCACATCTGCAATTTAGTACTCGCACCCTTTACAATCAGGTCGTAAGCAATCACCGCAGATTACTCTGTCGTTTAAACAATCGTCAGTTGTCATGATTTTTTTCCACTGGTGATTGCTTTGTTCCATGCCCAAATTAATAGCGCTGTGAATAGAATCGCTCTGCCATCTATCCAAGTGAGCCACCAAGGTAGCAAGTTTTCCATTGAATCCAGTCCTTCCGTTTAAACACCGAGGTATCTCCTTGGTGTTAGTGCCTGCCGTAGGGATTGCACCTACGCTTAACCCACTAGGGGCAGGCGACACGCTTACCCCTTAAGGGTGCGTGCTCGGTTCTTGAGCCAGTCGCCAGTTGAGGCGTTTAAACAGTTGAAGTTAACCAAGGTGTCCAGCAGGCTAACGCAAGCCTCGGAATCTCTTGAGCGAGGGTCTGCCCAAGGATTGAGATTTGAATTTAGGTTTAGATTAACGCCTTGCACGCTAATCTTGATTAAGCCAGCAATAAACTGGCTCCAAGCGATTGCCTTAACACCGTTTAAGGTGCCTTGGTGTAGGCGAATCTCAATGGTGCCGTGGCGCTCCAAGGCGTCAAGGTTTAGAGATTGATACCTGCTTGCAGCACGGAAATTGCCACCGTTTAAACGGCTTGCAATATACTCTGCGTCATGTTGTTGCAATACGGCGCAGTAAGAATTGCGAAGGCGTGAAGGTGCAACCAGTGCTCCGATTGCATGGTGCATTGAATAGTAATTCAAAACAAACTGGCTCAGTGATGAATTGAAAGCCTCACC